AAACGATTTGATAAATGGATCAAAATCGAGGACGATGCCGAGGTGGAGATGATTAAAGAGTATTATGGTTATAGCAATGAAAAGGCTCGCCAAGCACTCGCAATTCTCTCTGAAGAACAAAAACAATACATAAAAGAGAAATTGTATAAAGGTGGTAGTAAATGAGTGAAGATTTTTTCGACATTGATTACCCAGGGTATGCACCACTGGAAGTCAATCTAAAGAATCCTGATGATTTTTTGAAGGTGCGCGAAACACTCTCACGTATCGGTGTCGCATCTCGGAAAGAGAAGATCCTCTATCAGTCATGTCACATTCTGCACAAACAGGGTAGATATTTCATCGTTCACTTCAAGGAACTCTTTGCCCTCGATGGTAAGGATGCAGACTTTAGCGATAATGATTTACAGCGCAGGAATACTGTGGCACATCTTCTTGCGGACTGGGGTTTGATTACTATTCTCAATCCAGAAATTCATCAGGATAAAGCACCATTAAATCAAATCAAAGTCATTGCGTTCAAAGAAAAGAATGAGTGGGAACTCGTTCAGAAATATAATATTGGTCGCAAAAAATAATTGACTTTTTAATACATTTTTAGTATAAATAAAAGGTGCCATGCTTCGGATGGCACCTTTTTATCACTCGCTTAATAGGAGAAAATAAATGAGTTTTAAATTCGACCATACTTTTGCACAACTTCCAAACATCGATCGTTATTTCGTTGGCGCTGATCGCGTCATGAAAAAGTTGGCAGACATTGCCGACCAGTCGGTGCAGGTTGCAGCGAAGTATCCTCCCTACAATATCAAGAAGGTCGATGAAGACCGTTACGTTATCGAGATGGCAGTCGCTGGTTTCGGTAAGACGGATCTTGATATTGAATTACAAGAAGGCAAGTTAAAGGTAAGCGGCAACGTCAAGTCTGACGAAGATGCTGAATATCTTTACAAGGGAATTGCCGAGCGAGGTTTCACTCGCGAGTTTACTCTTGCTGACAACGTAGAGGTCAAGAGTTCGTCGTTGGTAAATGGCATGCTCAAGGTTTGGCTTGAGGCATTTACCCCAGAGGAAAAGAAACCAAAGAAGATTGACATTGCTGATTCCGATGCGGAAACAGGTGGTGCGGAATCGACTGCCGAGTTTCTAGCAGAAAGAAAGGATAAGTAATGTTAAACCATAATTATGTCGTACCTATTTCTCGTATTGCCCATGGTGTTGTAGCAAGTTTGCTATTGCTTATGGGTTATGCGATTTTAACTATCTAAGGTGAATGCTATGTCCAATATCAAATGTTTGAAGTTAATCAGTGGTGACGAGGTCATCGCAGATATCGATGAAGGAATTGAAGGTCTTGTTATCCTGAAGAAACCATTACAGATTATGATGATCCCGAATCAGAATAATCAATTTGGTATTGGACTAGCACCCTTCTGCCCGTATGCCAAGGACGATATCGTTCCTCTTCGTTCGGGTGCTATCTTAACCATCTTTGAACCAGAAACTGGTATGCTGAATGAATATAATTCGCGTTATGGTTCTGGTCTTGTTGTTCCAGAAAGTAAGATTATCGTATGAAGAACTTAATTGCTGCTCTATTTCTTTTCGCTCTACCGACTGTTGCTAATGCGTCTCCCTGTGATCAGTTCTATCCGAACGGCAAGGAAATTAAGGTTCCAAATACGGTAGTTCTTTGTAACTCTTTCTTCGCGACTGTTTACGATGATGTAAACAATGCAACGGTGTTCTCTACTGAGATTGCACAAGCAAGAGTTGTTAAGGTGCCTCGCACAGATGACTTCCGTGCTGACAAGCGCATCGCTGACTCACCAACCCCTGCTGATTACACCAACACTGGTTACGATCGTGGTCATATGGTTCCTGCTGCAAACGCAGACGAAAAACAGGAGATGTCAGACACCTTCTTGATGACCAACATGACACCACAGTTACCTTCTGTCAACCGCACTGCTTGGCGACTTCTTGAAGATCGCGTTCGTTCGGTTCCTTTCAAGTGGGTTGTTACTGGTGCTTACTATGGACCAAACATCAAGTGCGATGTGACTGTTAAATGTATCGGTAAGGCAAAGGTTCCTGTTCCAATCATGCTCTATAAGGTTGCCTTTTTCGAAAGCGGAAATACTGCTGTCTATATTGTAGATAATCTCGTTCCAAAGTCACAAGTTTCGACCATGAAACTCGAGGAACTCGAAGCAAAGATTGGATACAAACTGCGATAAATCCCTTTACTTTTGTGATGATTAATAGTATAATGAGATTGATTTGATGAGGGATTTTTATGAAGTTTTACACTTGCGCACACCAGTATGGTTCTAAGGTTCTTGTCCGAGGAGTCCATAACGGTGTGCGTTTTACTAAACGGGATGACTTCTCCCCGACTCTGTTCGTAAAGGCGAAGGGTAAAGAGAAGTCTGAATACAAGTCGTTGTTCGGAGAAGATCTTCAACCGATTCAGTTTGAAGATAACAACGCAGCAAAAGAGTTCGTCCAGACATATGGTCAGGTCGAGAACTTTCAGATCTTCGGTCAAACGAACTACGGTTACCAGTATATCACCGAGAAGTATCCTGGTGAAATTCAGTGGGATATCTCACAACTAAACATTCAGACTATCGATATCGAGACTTCATCGGAACATGGGTTTCCTGATGTTGCCAATCCGATTGAAGAAGTCCTGCTGATCACTGTCAAAAATCTTATCAGTCGCCAGATTATCACGTTTGGTTGTGG